AGGCACCGTTCACCGATCAGAAGGGTCTGATCGACTACGTGATGTCGTCCTACAAGGCGCTCGGCGTGGCCAAAGGCGCGCAGATCCAGCAGGTTCTGGTTGCGCTCGGGCACCAGAACATCAACGATGTGAAGCGCGAGAACTACGACGCGCTGTTCGCTGGCGTGGAAGCACTGAAAGGTTGACATCATGTTCAAAATCGAGAAGAACATCCCCATCCCCGTACCGACGGTTGGCATTCGACGTTCCATGTATCCTTTCGCGGACATGGCTGTCGGGGACTCCTTTGAGGTGGTCGGAAAGAACTCTAGGCAATTCGGTGGCGCGACGAATAGCGCGATGAAGCGGTACGGCTTCAAGTTCGTCACGCGCAGCACGGAGTCCGGTGTGCGGATCTGGAGGGTCGAGTGAGCACCGCGCACGCCAACCTGTCGCCCTCCAAGCGCCACCGCTGGGCCTTGTGCCCGGGCAGCGTGCGCGAGGAGGCCGCGTACCCTGACGAACGCAACGCTGCGGCCATTGACGGCACCCACTCGCACACGCTGCTGGAGCACCGCATCAAGGCCAGTGCGGTTGACCCGCTGCCGATGGTCGGCATCAAGATGAAGGACCACGATGGTGAGTTCGTCGTCGATGCTGAGCGTGCGGCTCGGGTGGCGGTCGCTATCCAGTACATCGGTGGCCGCATGGGTGAGTGCTTGGGTACGGCCAAGGTGATCGCCGAGCAGCGCGTCGATCCACAGTGGCTGCTGAGTCGCGGTGATCTTGCGGGCACTGTCGATGTGCAGATACACGACCCGCTCAACGAGGTGCTGGAGATCATCGACTACAAGGACGGGATGAACGACGCCTGGGACTCGGCGATCCTGCAGATGGAGCAGTACGCCGTTGGCGCGCTGGCTGCGCTCAGGATCGCCAAGCCCAACCCGTACCCGTTCAAGACCGTGCGCATGACGGTGATCCAGCCCAAGCTGACGCTGCGTGGTGGCCAGGCGGTTAGGTCTGTGGACTACCCCGTGGAGAAGGTGGTCGATGAGGTGGCGCGTACCATCGTCATCGAGGCCGCAGCGACGGACAGACCCGATGCGCCCCTGGTGCCTGGCGAGAAGCAGTGCAAGTATTGCCGCGCCAAGGGCGGCTGCGCTGCACTGAGCACCAAGGCGCTGGAGGTCGTTGACACGGTGGACATCACGGTCAGTGCAGCCGAGAAGGACCCGACCAAGATGACGGACGAGCAGATCGTCCAGATCATGGAGGCCGCACCGCTGCTGCGTCAGATGCTTGAGGGCGTGGAGAAGGAGGCGCAGACCCGCTTGGAGCGCGGTGTGGACATCCCCGGCCTCAAGATGGTCAACGGCAAGGGACACCGCGCCTGGAGGCTGTCTGACGAGGAGATGGCCGAGAAGCTCAAGAAGATGGGTGTGCCGAAGGACGCGCTGTACAAGACGACCCTCGTGTCCGTGGCGCAGGCTGAGAAGTTGCGCTGGAAGAAGCGCGATGGCACCGATGTGCAACTGAGTAAGCGTCAACTCAAGACGCTGGAGACTGAGTACGTGGTGAAGACGATGGGCAAGCCGGTGGTCGCTCTGGCCGCTGACTCGCGCACCGCGATCACCACCAACGCTGCGCCGTTGTTCAGCGCAGTGCAATCCGAAGTGCCGGTCGAACTACCGGCGTGGTTATCGTAAAACCTGAAAGGTAATTGTCATGTCTGACCTCGTATTTCTGTCGAATGTTCGTCTCTCGTTTCCTCACCTCGCAGAGCCCCAGAAGCGCGTCTCACCCGAGACGGGCAAGGAGCGCCTGAGTTACTCCGCCGACTTCATCATGGCCCCCGACCACCCGGGGTTCAAGCAGTTCATGGCCAAGATCAACGAGATGGTGCTGGCCAAGTGGAAGGAGCACGCGGGCAACGTGCTGAACCTGATCAACGCTGACCGCAAGCTGCGCTGCTACGGCGACGGCAACCAGAAGGTCAACAGCAAGACCTTCCAACCCTACGACGGGTACGCGGGCAACGTGTACGTCACGGCCGGCCGGGACAACCCGCCGCAGATCATCCAGGCCGATGGCACGCCCGTGGACCCGACCAACTCGATGGCCTACCAGGCGCTGACCCGCAAGATGTACGGCGGGTGTCGTGTCAACGCGGCCATCAAGCCGTGGCTGCAGGAGAACAAGCACGGTCGCGGCATCCGGGCCGATCTGGTGGCCGTGCAGTTCGCTGGTGACGACACCGCGTTCGGCGAGGGTGCGGTGGATGCCTCGGGCATGTTCGGCGCTGTGGCCGGCGCTGCTGCACCGGCACCGTCGTTCCTGCAGCCCGCTGCGGCGCAGATGCCCCTGCCTCCGTTCATGAGCGCACAGTGACACGGGTCATTTCGTGGTTCTCTTGTGGAGCCGCGAGTGCCGTGGCGACAGTGCTGGCGGCCATCAAGTACAAAGACATTGAGGCTGTCTACTGTCGCGTCGTCGAGGAACACGAAGACAACTTACGGTTCCTTGACGATTTCACCCGCATCGTTGGCATACCCGTCAAGACAATCGTCAATGAAAAGTACGGTGGGTCGATCCACGATGTGTTCGTCAAGCGTGGCTATATCAAAGGTCGCCACGGTGCGCCTTGCACAGTGCATCTGAAAAAAGACATGCGGCGTGATTACCAGCGACCCGGTGACATTCAAGTGTTTGGGTACACCGTCGAGGAACAAGACCGTGCGGATCGTTTCATCGACGCCAACAACAACGTGCGCGAAGACTTCCTCTTGATTGACAACAAGATCACCAAGCAGCACTGCTACGAGTTGATTGGCAAGCTCGGCCTGAAGATGCCCGTGATGTACACCCTTGGCTACTCCAACAACAACTGCATCGGTTGTGTGAAGGGGGGGATGGGGTATTGGAACCAGATTCGCAAGGACTTCCCTGTGCAGTTTGACAAGATGGCCAAGGTCGAGCGGTTGATCGGACACGCGGTCAACAAGGACAAGAACGGTCCCATTTTCCTTGACGAGCTTGACCCCAGCCGCGGGCACCGTGTCAACGATGCGCCAGCAGACTGCGGGTTCACTTGCGAGGTGTCCGCGTGAACGACTGGGTGTACGACTGCGAGACGTTTCCCAACGTCTTCACGCTGTCTGTGATGCACGTCGATGCACCCGTCAAGCTGATGTTCGAGATCAGCGAGTGGCGCAACGATTCCCGGCAGATTGTCGAGTTCGTGCGCTACCTCGCTGACCGCAACGCCCGGATGGTGGGCTTCAACAACATCGGCTTCGACTACCCCATCCTGCACACCCTGATGCAGATGGGGCAGTCTGACGCGCAGACGCTGTACCGCAAGGCGCAGGCCATCATCGCGTCGCAGGACGAGGAGGATCGGTGGCTGCACTCAGTCAAGCCGACCGACCGCATCGTGGAGCAGATCGACCTCTACAAGATCCACCACTTCGACAACAAGGCCCGCGCCACCAGCCTCAAGGCGCTGGAGTTCAACTTGCGCATGGACACCATTGAGGACTTGCCTTTCAAGGTAGGCACCACGTTGACCCGCGACCAGGTGGATGTCCTCAAGCGGTACAACGAGCACGATGTCGAGGCCACGCGGCTCTTTTACCACCTGACCACGGACATGATCCGGTTCCGTGAAGACCTGTGCGCCAAGTACCCGGGCAAGGACTGGCTGAACTTCAACGACACCAAGATCGGCAAGGAGTACTTCACGCTGCGCCTGGAGCAGGTCGGCGTGCCCTGCTACGACTTCGGCCCCGATGGACGCACGCCGAGGCAGACCCCGCGTCCGGTGATCCACCTCAAGGACGCCATCCTGCCGTGGATCACGTTCCAGCAGCCCGAGTTCACCCGGGTGCTGAACTGGCTCAAGGCGCAGTCGATCACCGAGACCAAGGGTGTCTTCACGGATCTCACGGCCACGGTCAACGGGTTTACGCTCGTCTTCGGCTTGGGTGGTATCCACGGCTCGCTGGAACACACGGTGGTGGAGTCCGATGACGAGCACGTCATCGTCGACCTTGATGTCACGAGCTACTACCCGAACTTGGCCATCACCAACGGGTTCTATCCGCAGCACCTGGGCAAGGAGTTCGTGGCGATCTACAGCAACCTGTTCGAGCAGCGCAAGCAGTACCCCAAGAAGAGCAGCGAGAGCGCCATGCTCAAGTTAGCCTTGAATGGGGTGTACGGCGACAGCAACAACCGCTTCAGCGTGTTCTACGACCCGCTGTTCACCATGTCGGTCACGCTCAACGGGCAACTGCTGCTGTGCCTGTTGGCCGAGCGCCTGATGGAGATCGGCGGCCTGTCGCTGGTGCAGATCAACACCGATGGCGTCACGGTGCGCGTACCCCGCGCCCACATGCAGCGTGTGGATGAGACGTGCGCATGGTGGATGCACTTGACCGGGCTGAACCTGGAGCAGGTGCGCTACCGGCGCATGTTCCTGCGCGACGTCAATTCGTACATCGGGCAGTACGAGGATGGCTCCGTCAAGCGCAAGGGTGCCTACGAGTGGAACATCGGCTGGCACCAGAACGCTGGTGGCCTGGTGATCCCCAAGGTGGCCGAGAAGGTGCTGGTGGACGGCGCACCGATCCGCGAGACCGTGGAGAACTGGCCGCACCTGCACGACTTCATGCTGCGCATCAAGGTGCCGCGCTCCAGTTACCTGCAGTGGGGCGAGGCTCAGGTGCAGAACACGACGAGGTACTACATCGCCAAGGACGGCAAGCCGCTGACCAAGTGGATGCCACCGCTTGCCAAGAAGCCCGACGAGTGGCGCAGGATCGGCGTCGAGAGCGGGTGGAACGTGCATGTGTGCAACGACATCAAGGACGCCACGCTGCCCGTGAACTTCGACTACTACGTCAACGAGATCGAGAAACTGACATTGGGGTTGGCATGACCGACTTTGCAACATGGGATCGAGAAACGCTCAACGCCTACGCCCAGGCTGCGAGAGACGAGATCGAGGCGCTGAAGGAAGAACTGCGCGTCGCCATTGACGCGTACCGGAAACTGATCGTGGAACAGGAGAAACGAGATGCTTGAGAAGAACATCGAAGCGAAGGTCTGCGGGTACTGATGTGATTCACTATCACGGTCTACCGATCACACCGCAGAACGCCGCTGCTTGCGCGATAAACGCAGGGCACGCTTTTGTCAGCTTCGCTCATCCTGGTCAACTCGGTGTGGCGGTTGAACTGTGTCAGTCGTTCGCTATCGACAACGGCGCGTTTTCTGCGTGGAAGGCCGGCTCTCCTGTGACCGACTGGAGTCCGTTCTACGAGTGGGCAGATGAATGCCGTCGCATCCCGTCGTGTGACTTTGCAGTTATCCCGGATGTGATCGACGGGTCGGAGTTGGACAACGACTTTCTACTGTACGAGTGCCCATTGCCGGTGTGGTTTGGTGCTCCCGTGTGGCACATGCACGAAAGCCTTGATCGGCTGGACCGGCTGGTACATCAGTATCCTCGGGTGTGTATCGGCAGCAGCGGCGATTACGCAACGGTCGGCAACGAGGTGTGGTGGCGTCGAATCAATGAAGCCATGGGCGCTGCCTGCTCACCTGATGGTCGCCCGCTGTGCAAGTTGCACGGCCTTCGCATGCTCAACCCCAAAGTGTTCACGCGCCTGCCATTCGCCAGCGCAGACTCGACCAACATCGGTCGAAACGTGAACATCGACGTTCATTGGTCAAAGGGTAACTATCTGCCCCCGACCAAAGAAGTGCGAGCGCAAGTTATGCGTTCGCGTATTGAGGCGCACAACGCGCCAGCAACCTACGACTTTAAGGAGTCAACTTGAATATCACCATCGCAATCGCGGCTTACGCCGCAGCCATGACTCTTGCCAATCTGAGTGTGGCAACCTTTGGTCCTTGGGTCAGCCCAATCAATGCATTCGTCCTGATCGGCCTAGACCTCGCGCTGCGCGACTGGCTGCATGTGCGCATGAAGGTCTGGCAGATGGGCTCGCTTATCGCCTTCACCGGGGCGCTGACCTTTGTGCTGAACCCGGCTGCCGGCCAGATCGCCATCGCCTCGGCGTGTGCGTTCACCGCTGCTGCAGTGGTGGACTGGGGAACCTTCGCAAAGCTCAGAGGTACGTGGCTGTTCCGCGCCAATGGATCAAATGCTGCAGGAGCTGCGGTGGACTCGCTGATCTTTCCGACGTTGGCGTTTGGTGCGCTGATGCCTCACATCGTGGCGCTGCAGTTTGTGGCCAAGGTGGCAGGCGGCGCACTCTGGTCATGGCTGCTCAACAAAAGGCTTGCAAATGCTTGAGAAGAACATCGAGGCGAAGGTCTGCGGCTACGCTCGTGAGCGCGGGCTGCTGGCCTACAAGTTCACCTCACCAGCGCACGCTGCGGTGCCTGACCGGCTGTTCGTGCTGCCCAACGGGCGCATGTTCTTCTGCGAGTTCAAGCGCGAGAAGCAGAAGCCCACGCCGGCCCAAGAGCGCGAGCATCACCGACTGAGGCAGCACAAGGTCAGCGTGTTCGTGATCGACAACGTGGACGCTGGGCTGCGCATGGTGGACGAGATGCTCGCATCATGCTGACCCCCAACCTCCTCCACGACTACCAGAAAAAGGCGGTCAACTTCCAATGCACCCACCCCAACTCGATGATGTGGCTGGACATGGGACTGGGCAAGACCATCATCACGCTCACCACCATCGCGCACCTCATCAACACCCGGTTCCTGCGCGGCGTCATCATCGTCGCCCCGATCCGCGTGATCCGGCTGGTGTGGCGCCAGGAGGCCGCGAAGTGGGAGCACACCAAGCACCTGCGCTTCGCCATGGTCACGGGCACCCGGGACCAGCGCACCCGGGCGCTGATGCGCGAGGCTGACGTGTACCTGATGAACTACGACAATCTCAAGTGGCTTGGTGAAACGCTGCACACCTACTACGTGGGCAAGGGCAAGCCGCTGCCGTTCAACGGCATTGTCTGGGATGAGATCAGCAAGATGAAGAACAGCGCCACCGACCGCGTGAAATCTGTGAAGCGCATCCTCGACAAGTTCGATTGGCTCACCGGCCTGACCGGCACCCCGGCCTCCAACGGCTACAAGGATCTGCACGGGCAGTACCTGGTGGTGGATAGGGGGCAGCGCCTGGGCACCAGCAAGACCGCGTTTCGCACCCGGTTTTACAAGAAGGCCGGTCCCTACAAAGAGGTGCCTTACGACGACACCGAGACGGTCATCAAGACCCTCATTGGCGACATCACGCTGGAGATGAGCGCCGAGGACTACAACCCGCTGCCTGACCTCATCGTCAACAACATCGAGGTGGAGATGCCGCCCGAGTTGCGGGCGAAGTACGAGCAGATGGAGCGTGAGTTCTTCACCGTGCTCGACAGCGGCAAGGAGATCGAGGTGTTCAACTCGGCCGCGCTGACCAACAAGTGTTTGCAGTTCAGTAACGGCGCGGTGTACCCTATCGCTGGCATGCCGCTGTGGGAGCCGGTGCACGAGTTGAAACTTGAGGCCCTCGACGAGATACTGGACGAGGCGCAGGGCTCACCCGTGCTGTGCGCCTACGCCTACCGCTCAGATGCCGAGCGGATCATGGAGCGGTTCAAGGCGCTGCGGCCGATCAACCTGACCGAGTGCAAGACAGAGCGCGAGTTGAACAACGCAATGGAGCGGTGGAAAAGCGGTGACTGCCCGCTGATGATTGGCCACCCAGCGAGCATGGGTCACGGCATCGACGGGCTGCAGCACAAGGGGCGCACGCTGGTGTGGTACGGCCTCAACTGGAGCCTTGACCTGTACGACCAGTTCAACGCCCGGGTGCGGCGGCAGGGTCAGGGTGCTCCGGTGGTGTGCCACCGCATCCTGTGCCAGGACACCCTAGACCAGGCGCAGGCTTTGGCACTGGACGAGAAGGCGACTACGCAGGCCGGTCTGCGCAGCGCGGTGAAGGAATACCGGAAGCAGAAGGGTGTTTGACATGACCAAAAAAGAACCCCGCCAAGCGTGAACTCGGCGGGGTGTGCAACATCGATCAGGAGACGCCGGTTCACCGGCAGCGGCATCATATGACATCATCGAGCATCGTGCAACAGCATCCCGCGTCCGTGGACGCCTACATCCGGCACGGGTGGTCACTTGTACCTATCCCACCGGGCACCAAGGGGCCGCGCACCACGGGGTGGAACCGGCGCGAGTCGGCCCTGCGCTCTCAGGCCGATCTGCCCCCCGCGCACGGCATCGGCCTGGCCCATGCCTACAGCGGCACGATGGCACTCGACATCGACGACTGGATCACCGCCACCACAATGCTCTCGTTCATGGGCGTCGATCTGCAGGCGCTCTACGATGCACCTGACGCGGTGATCGTGGACAGTGGGCGGCAGGGTCATGGGAAGCTGCTGTACAGCATGCCCTTCGGCCTGGCGCTGCCGAGCAAGAAGCTCATGGTGGACGTGGACGGCAAGGTGTCCAACTACCTCGACTTCCGCTGCGCCACGGCCGATGGTCTGACGATGCAGGACGTGCTGCCGCCGAGCATCCATCCCGACACCCAGCAGCCCTACCGCTGGGCAGGGCGCGGGCACTGGATGCGCATGCCGCTCATCCCCACGGCGCTCATCGACCTGTGGCAAACCCTGCTGAACGAGCCGGCACCCGTACCATCGCAACCCACTGACACGGTGGAGGTGAACTGGTCCGAGATCCGCAGCGCACTGGACTCGATCAGCCCCGATGTCTCACGCGAGGAGTGGATCACCTGCGGCATGGCACTGCACTGGGCCGGCAGCCAGACCGACGACCTTGATGGTGCGCTGACCACCTGGCAGCAGTGGAGCGCCAAGAGCGCGAGCAAGTACCCGGGCGACCGTGCCATCGCTGCACAGTGGCGGTCGTTCAAGTCCGACAAGACCACGGCGGTCAAGCTCGGTAGCCTGTTCCACCTGGCGCGGCAGTCGGGCTGGGTGAAGCCTCCGGTGGACGCATCGGCGCTGTTCAAGCCCGCTGAGGCGCTGACTCAGCCGCAGGTGCTCATTGAGTCCAGTCGGGTGCCCGCGCCCGTGATGCGGGTGGAGTGGTGGCCGCAGGCCCTGGCCGACCGGGCCACCGAGGTGTCAGAGCACATCGGGTGTGACCCCATCGTGCCGCTGTTCAGTGGCCTGGCGGCGGTGGCCGGTGCCATCGATGCACGCTCGCGGCTGCGGCTGATGGAGGGCTACGAGGTGCCGCCCATCGTCTGGTTGATGACCATCGGCAGTCCGGCCGACAAGAAGACCCCGGGCGCTTCGCCCATGATTGAGGTGTTGCACCAGATCGAAGCGGAGGACTACCCAGCGTTTAAGAAGCGCATGCTGGACTGGGAGGCGCTGGAGGCGCGGCACGCGGTGTCGAAAAAGGAGTTCCTCGACGCCGCGTCCAGCCTCGATGTCACCGGCAACACGGCGCTGCCCACGGTGTCAGACCTGCCACCGCAGCCCCAGCCGCTGCGCATCAAAGTCTCGGACATCACGAGTCAGAAGCTCGTGCGCTATGCGGCAGAGCGTCCGAGGGGCCTGCTGTGCTACCTGGACGAGATGGCCGCCTGGACCAAGAAGATGTCCGACCGCCAGAGCGGCGAGGACCGCTCGACCTGGGTGCAGGCGTACGAGGCCAAGCGGTACGAGTATGACCGTGTGGGTGGCGGTGCGATCCTTGCCGAGTGCTTCGCGGTGAGCGTCTACGGCAACATCCAACCGATGGTTTACCGGGCCACGGTCGAGGTGCTGGCTACCGACGGTCTGCTGCAGCGGTTCATCCCGGGTATCCTGGACACGCGCAAGACCCGGCGCGGTGAGCCTGGCCCGCCTGCGCACTCGGCCGCATGGGATCAGCTTGTGCGCCTGGTGTACTCGCTGCCGGCGCAGACCTACACGCTCGCGCCCGATGCCTACACCCTGTTCCGCGAGTTCCAGTTGTGGTTCGAGCAGAGCAAGCGTGACGAGGTGGTGCTGGAGGCTGATCCCGCGTTCCTGACGGCCTACGGGAAGCTGGAGGGCACTGCGGCGAGGCTCGCGCTGCTGTTCCATGTCATCGAGGCCCCCTTCAGCAGCATCGTCAGCCGCTCCACGTTGGAGCGGGCTATCAGCATGGTGCGCGGGTACGTGATCCCGGCCCTGCGGTACACGCTCGCCGAGTTCACCGGGGACTCGTTCGACATCTGGGTGCAGGGCTGGCTGCTGTACCACTGCGCGGGCAAGACCACGGTGACCCTCTCCGAGGTCAAGAGGGGCGCACGGCGGCGCATGGAGAAGGTGCAGTCGATCCTGCTAC